TAGATACTTTGTATCCTAGCTTTTTAGCAGCGGCACGAAGTTGTGCAACAGTCATCTTTTTGCCACCAGTAGAGCCACCTTTGGACATCATTCTCATCTTTTTGCCGCCCATTGCGCCGCCTTTAGCCATTCTTCTGACTTTACCGCCAGCACGGTAGCCTTTCTTTTTCATCACTTTACCGCCAGCACGGTAGCCTTTTTTCTTCATTGCCATAATTACCTCCTATGACTGCGTTACTGCGCCCTTCGTGCGCTTTCTACGGTTAGACATTATCACACCGCAACCTCTTGCAACAGCGGTGCCTGGAATCTTTTTACCTCTAAACTTGCGTTTAGAAGTTGTTTCAACCACGCCGCCTGAGTTAAGGTTGCGAACCTTGGCCTTCTTAGTGTTAGCGACCACTGTTTGGCCCTTGCTACCTGCTTTCTTCTTTTTACGAGCGGTTTTTGCACGCTCTTGTTTTGAAAGGCTTTGAGCTTTTTTGCGCGGCAAACACCTGTCAGGGTTCTTCTTATCTTTAGAAGTACCACATTTACCCTTGATGCTTCCATCAGAGCCAATGCGAACCCAGTCCTGTTTTAGCCATTCTTTAAGCTCACCCATTACTTGCCCTTTCTTTTACCGCCCTTAGACTTCTTGGCATAGTTCGGGTCTTTACAATATTTTGATGCAGCAAGGTTTGCATATGCGCTTGGGTATGTATCAAATGTGCGCTTTGCCCAAGCCTTGCCCTCTGGACATATTTTGCTGCCTTTTGACTTTTTAGAAACCTTACCACCTTTTTTATAATAGGTGAGTCCTTTTGGTGTGCCGCTACGCTTTTGCATTTTCTCTAGCCTTTCTCAAACTTTCTTTGCCTTTTTTAAAAATGCTTACAACTTGATTCTTGCCCATAACTTTTGCTCTTTGCTCACCAACCGTAAGTATCTGTATCTTTCTAGCAAAGGGTTTGTTTAACTTTTTAACTTTTGCTACCGTCTTTCTTGCGTCTGTCGGAGTTGCAAACTTTATAGATACAGTGTCTTTTGGGTTTTCGTCAGTATAGAGTCTTCTCCCACTTCCCTTTGGTTTTTTACCTGTGCCTACTTTAGGATCTTTTCTTTTTGCCATTTAGCACACTTTTCAAAGTTCTTGCCTGTTTTGCGTGAGTTCTTGAAGCCTTTTGCAAGCCCCTCATAACCTTTTTAACCTTTGCTTTTTTTGTTCTATTCATTTTTTTCTCTTCTTTTTAGAGGCACAATGCGCTCTTTCGCTAAAACCACGAGGGCGTTTACAATTTATCTTGGCTTTTCGCTTTTTGCTCCACTTTTTTTTCTGTGGGGGCTTGGAGATCTGGCTTGCGAGTTGTCCACGCGATATTGTCATTAACCCTCTCCTGTAGGTAATAATCCCAAAGTTCTGCTAATAATTTATGATTTTGGTCTACCTTAACGGAAATAACAGCAGTTTCTGTTTTTAACTCAACAACAGAAAAAGCTATCCAACCGATAAACGCAAGGCTTGCGCCGCTAATTAAGGTGCTTATGTTTAACACTTCCACCTCCGCCTTGCCTGACGTAAACGGCTGTTGGGATTCTTAGCCGCTTTAGGAAACTTCTTCATTTGACCTGCGCTACGCGCACAAAACGACTTACGCCTTTTAGCAGCGGCAGAACCTTTTTTAACCTTACCAGTCACTGCGGTTTTAAGTTTAGAGCCAGGGTTTTCTCGCCTATAACGAGCAACACCAGCCTTAGTCATTCCCGCTCCACTTTTAGTAGAGCGGAAATACTTTTTGGTTTTGGGTGGTTGCTTGTCTCTTTTACGAGCCATATCACTACCCAAAGAAAGCGGTTATTGAGTCCACGGCTGTCAACGTGACATGACAGCCATCTTCAAATATAATCCCGTGATCAGGAATAGTGATTTGAGTGTCATCACCAGCAACAAACGTCATAGTCAAAAGTGTTGTGCCAGAGCCACCACCGCTTCTAAAAACAGCCGCTGGAGAACCACTACCTGCTGAACGCACAACAAACGATTTTAATCGGGTTCTACCGCCAATTAAAGTTCCTGTTGACGTAGCAGTTTTTGCAAAAATAGAAGCAGCCATATCAGCCTCCTATTAAGCAGTTGGTGAATCAGAAGCAATACCAAAGAACTTCAGAGCAATAACCGCGCCACCTGTGCCTGCTGCACCAGAGACTACAAGTTCAACTTCGTCAGCAGTTTCTGTTGCCTTAGTGGTTGTACCACCAGACATACCTAGTACCCCGTTACATGGGAAGAAACCCTTAAAGCCTGTTGAATCGATAGCAACAGAGATGCCGTCTACAAATCCATCTGTGTCTGCATCTGTACCGATATCAACAAGATTAACTGAATTTGTTGCCGCACTTGTTACTGTGATGGCAACACCCATAGGAATAAAGTTAGACGGGATTCCGATTGATGATTCTTTATGATCTGTGCCACTCGCAGCGACTGTAATTGAAGTGCTGTAGGTAGACAAAGTCATTTCATTTATAAGTCCACCAGTAGTGGAGTTTTTAATAAAGGTTTTAAACCCGTTCTGTGAACGAACTGGACCGCTAAAAGTGCTATTAGCCATGTGCATCTCCTGTCGTGGCTAGTGTCAACCCCCCAATGGAGTTGTCAGGATAATTAACTATACACAAAAAAAGGGCGACTGCAAAGCCGCCCTTTAGTTCCTTGGGAGGGAAATATCTTATGCGCCTGGTGAACCAAACACACAACGAGGGTCTGAGAACCCGAAGCTATAACGCTCACGAGCCTTAAACCGCATGTTTCCAGTGTCAAAGTCTGCTTCCATCTGTGTTGACAATGGCACACGCTCAAAGTGGAGGAAACCACGAGGTGTATCTGTCAAGATGAAGAAAGCGTCCGTATCTGTCAGGAAGTCGTTGACAGCATAGCCATCAGGCAACATTCCCATAGAACGAATCGCATTCACATCGTTGTCAGCGGTGCCAACACGAAGATTAGAAACCATCAGACGCTCTGCTACAAACTGTAACTGACGAGGAATAATAAGTTTTGTTCCACGAAGAGCTACTTTTAGACCACGCTCGTCAACGAAACCAGCGATGTTGATAAGAGCGTCTTCCAGAGAAGTTTCGTTCAAATCAGCAGCAGTTGATGGTTCGTTAGCAAAAGTGCCACCGTTTGTCAGCGGATGAGATGCATCACACAAAGCAACCCCGTCACCACCAGCAAAAGCACCAGCCGAGAAAGCGTTGTTTAGAATTGATGCAGCTTTAACCTGCTTTGAATGCGCCATTGAACGAGCAAGAGCACGAGTGTAGCGACTTGACAGACGATCATAAAGATTGTCCTCAACAGCCTCTTCAGTAATGCTGAAAGCCAATGCAATGGTTTCATGGTTGTACCGAGCGGTAAATGCTTCGTTGGCATCGTCAAAACTGACGGCAGAACCTTCCGCTTTAGTCGGAGCGGCTCCAAAGCCTGATAGCATCACCTCTTCTTCAAATGCACGATCTGAAGACTCAGTGGTGAAAATTTCGGCGTGCTGGTTTTCATACCTGTCATACTCCATTCCAAACAGAGCATTTAGGCCAGGCTCCAGCTCTTTCGCCAGTTGTGCGCGAGAAATAGCCATAACTGAGCCTCCTTATACGCCAGTCGTAGAAACAGTGCCCTGTGCAATGCTACCGTTAGGAGCATTGAAGTGGTTGTTTATACGAACGATTAATGGGATACCAGCAGCACTAAAGTCTGAGTTTTCTGGGTCATCAAGAATACCCATAATACGCAGAGCATGTGTATTGGTACTAGCGACAGTGTTCAGATCCGCAGTCGCAGAAGAAATACCTGTTGTGGTAGAACCGCTGTTACCTGTTGCAAGCTGAATGTTTGCGAACACCGCTGTACGAAGTTCTGCTTCAGTATCATTAGAAGCCTGTACATTGGATGTTGCAATAGTAAACAACATTGCAGGATCATCATACAGAAAAGCCCTGACGGGGAAATTAGAATCCGCACCAGAACCAGGCCAGAAGTTAGAGAAAACCGTTTCTCCAGTGGTAGAACTGACATACTCACATCCGTTGAACACACCCACGATTGAAACCGTGCCACCAGCGGCAGCTTGCAGGTCATCAATCACTCCAGCGGCAAGCGGTATTACAGGCATGCCTTGGAAGATTGGGTTTGAGTTATTAGATGCAATGCGATACTCAGTCGTACCAATGGAGGCTGGGGCTGACCCTAGCATGCCATATGGTCTTAGACCAAAGGCTCCATTTGCATTTGCCATGAGAATAACTCCTTCTCACTATGAATCAGAGTCGTTTTTACGACCTCCGAAAGTTACACGACTTTGCCTATCGTTAGTAATAGGCATCGAAGGATGTTGCTCCTTCATTAAGTCCTGATCCACAGCAGTCATTTGTTCGCGAGTCCGTCCTCGGTAATATTCGGTTCTTTCCTGCGCTGTCTCTTCAGGGATTCTTGCCAGCATTAATCCACCGTGTCCAATAACACCAGTATGTGTTCCTTCATCAATTACAGCATAATCAGACTCAGAATACTCATCGGCTCTGACGGGTTCCCATCCTTCACGAATTTTCGCATGGACGTTAATGTTATCGTCTTCACCTCTGAGAGATGTTCTAATCCAACGATGCCTGTATCCATCTGGAGCATCTGGTGCCTCTAACCGACTTGGCGGTGCCCAAGGCTTTCTGCGCGATGTTTTTTCGCGGGTTTCATTAGACCGTGGTTTTCTTGTCTCACTCATAGCTTAGTCCTTTACATACTTAGCGTATTCTTCAAGTGGAACACCAAGTTTTTTAGCTATAGCTACCTGTGAAGGTGACAACTTGACGGTCCTGCGCCCCTGTTTTGTACTGCGAGATGCGGAGGTAGAAGCAGCGGCGACCCTTTGACCTCCCTCGTTTTCTTTCGATCCCAACTCTCTCGGAAACCGTTCCTTAAGACGAGAATCTAATTGAGTATAGTACTCATCTTCTGTCCCGTCAAACCCTTCAGATATTAATTGTTTGTCTATAACATATGCGGCTTGGGTCATAATCTCGTCATCACCAAACCATTCATTTTTTTCCGCCCACTTTTGCGCCTTCGGATCTGGAGCTGCCGTCTGCGGTGCAGGACTGGGTTGAACCTGATTATCAGGGGCGGGTGCTGTGGCTGTTGCGTCTTCTTCTTGTCGTTGTTTTGCAAGTCTATGCCTCTCTTGTTCTATGGCAATTTTTGACAACGCCTGTTGCGCATCAAACATTTTTTCAACATCGCCACGGTCATGAGCGTCTTTATAAGCCGCTTTAGCCTGTGACAGTTGACTTTCAATTCGTGTGCCATACTCAGTAATAAACCCACTATCAAGATTTTTAAGACGAGACTGTAGTTGTTCGTTCTCTTCTTTAAGCTTTTCAGCAAGACGAGTTGCCTCGTCTTTGTCTCGCTCTGCAAACCTGTACTTTTCAGTTAGCTTTTTAATACGTTTTTGAACACCCTTGCTATAGTTATCCAGCTCATCATCAGATGAAGCTGTAGTATCGCTAACCTCAACATCATCCGAAACATCAGTTTCCGAAACAACTTTCTTAGGCTCGTCATCAAGAGTAACTTCAACATTCTCTTCTTCAACGACTTGTGTTTCAGCTTCCGCCATCTCATTCTCCTTAGACATGCTTTACATCATCTGGTTCAAGTATTGTCGCGATAACCTCATCATCGTTGATTATACGCACTTCACCACCATCAATCTTAAATCTAGAACCAGCGTATCTGCCGATACACACCCACTGGCCCTCTTCACACCAAGGCACTGGATTTTCACCAAACTTGCCAGGGTCTTGATAGGCTAAAGGTCCTAATTTTAAGACATACGCAACAACGGTGGCTAATGCCTCACGTTCACGCGCTTGATCTGGAATGTAAATACCACCGTCTGTTTTAGCCTTACCAGCGTAAGGCATAACAAGAACTCGCCAACCTGTTGGCTGCGGTAGTCGCTCTGTTAAGGATTTATCTATCAGGTTCGGGTCTAAAACCCTATCTGTTTGTTCAACATAAGCCTCTTTAGCAGAGGGTTTGTCTTTTGCCTGCGCGATGTGGTCAGGAACGTATAAAGTCTTCGGCATCGTCTATGTTCTTCTCCAGCAGGGATTTAAGTTCTTCTTTAGCATAGACAAGGCCCTGTACCTCACCTACTAGCCGCTGGTATTGTTCAAAGTTTTGAACACCACCAGATGTAAGCATGTCCGCGATTTGTTCCTCTCGCTTACCTAATAAGTTATATACATACTTTGCAAAATCTGCAACGTCCATTATAAAATGTCCTCCAAGGGTGCCAAATAGTTAGTAATAACATTTAAAATGTCCCCTTGAAACTCTTGCCTTTTACAACTGCGCCACAGCCTCGACTCATGTCGGAGGCTTCTACACCACCGCCAGCACGAAAAGTCTTAACTTTTTCTGGTCTTTCTTTAAACAGATCTGCCTCTGCAATCTCTCTTACATCGTCATCGTCTGAACCAGCAAGTTCTTCTAACTCTATAATTCTTGGCTCTTTGCTTTCAACCTCTCCACCTGCATCAAATTTAACGATGCCGCCAGATGCCTTGCGCAGTGCCTTAAAATCTTCTCCAGTAATCTTATCTCTGGGTTCAGCCGCACGAGCAATCTTCATTTGTTTTTCTGTCAACGCCATAACGCACTCCTATTTTTTAAAGAACTTGGTTGCTGCACGGGTTCCAAACGAAGCCGATACAATAATTCCTAATGTATACCTATAGTATTCTGGCATGGTATCCAACGCTGTGAAACCAGCCGAAACAATTTCTCTGCCCCACTCACCACAAAAGGCTAACACAAGTGGCACCGAAAACAAAATTGTAAGCCACTCGTCTTTCCAAGATGAGGCTGAAGCGTCAGCCATTTTAAGGTCCCAGTCGATCTCCCCTGTAGCCTTTTTTTCCATTATCGTAGCTTCAGCTTTGGCTTTAGCTACCTTTGCGCCTGTTATAGCTTTCTTTTCTTCCGCTTTGCCTTGTAGCCATGTTCCAGCTAGGTTGGCTACAGGTCCTATAAGAGCTTGTATCATTCAATAAACTCCAAGATTTCACCGTTTAACACCATTACTTTAAACTGTTTACAAGACCACTTCTGGTCAAAGTTATTGGTGTGACCTACGTTGCGTTTTATTTTACGTCTCACAGCCAAGCACTCTGACAAAGACTTATATGGCGTGTATTCAGTTTTCTCACCGCCCATCATTAACAATAATACAAATGTAACCTCAACCATTGCCGTTGCGCAACTTCTCTATGTTTTCCTCTATGGTCGTAATACGTTTCTCATAGAACTCTAAGGTAAGTTTCTGTTGTTGATCATAAGGTGCTTTGCCATCTTCGATTTGGCTCTGTAGTTTTTCAAACTCTAAGGCTAAATGTTCAATCAACATGAACTGTTCTGAGTCGGCTGGTAGACTGCCCATTTCGCCACGAGGCCATTTTATACGAAACTCTGTGTTATGCTCAACATCAGATTCCATCATTGTGATGTTAGTTTCAATTTGGTTTAAGCGTTCTATAATCCCAAAATACGCCCAAGTAGCTAATGATGCCGCCGCAACCATAGATATGATGTTGCGTAAGGGTAGTGCTACTTCTGTGTTTTCATTCAGCTTTGCTGGCATTTACTTCTCTGAGTTAAGCCACACCGCCAGACTGCCTGTCATGGCACCCGTGACAACTGAAATTAGCGAAGCCTGTTGTGTTGTCAAATCAGGCTGCGAAAGTGCCCATTCTATGCATCTGATGTACACGCCTGTCATACAAAGCATCATGAACCTTGGCAGTATTTTAAGTTCTAACAGCTTCCTTGCTACGTCTTCTGCACTCATTAGTCAAACATCCCTTTTAACCAAGCCACCCAAGCAACCAAGCCTGCCACCATTGAAGCGACTAATAGACCCGCTGCGCCTAATCCTATTGCTTCTGCAAGTTCTGCTCTTCTGCGTCTAGCCAGTTCTTCTCTTACCCTACGTTCTTTCCTAGCGTCTGCTTGAAACTTCTGCCAGTCGTGCCAAAGTCCAGGCCTGCCTGTATAAATCATTATCTGTTTTAACTGTTGCTCTTTTTGCCGAATGCTTTCCAGAGCCATAAACTCTTCTAAATCAGATGAACGGACTCCAGACTTTCTTTTCTTATTGCCTTTTCGTTGCAGTTCCTCCTTTGCTATAACAAAATCTGATATAGCTCTTCCTGCTTTGGCTATGTCTCCAGTATTCTGGACAGCCTTCTTAATAATTGTAAAGGCCGCATTTGCAGCCGCGAGTTCCGCCAGAATTTTAAATTCTCCCTAGCCACGCCTCATCGCCATTTCTCGCTGGGTCTGAATGCGCTCTCTGTTTACATCCGCCCTGTCTTCTGCGATCTCCTCTTGGAGTTCGATACGCGCCGCGTCAGTCATGGCTCTTTGTTGGAGTTTCTGACGTTCTAAGTCCAACTCAGCAGCATCCTGTTGCGCTCTGCGCTGGGATTCTGCGGCCTTGATAGCAAGTTCTTGTTCTCTAATAGCTACAAGCGGGTCTTGCTGTCCTTGTGCAGGAGCAAGCATTTGAATTATTTCCTGAGTAAACTGCGCCTCGTATTGCGCTACTCTGGACTCAATAGTTGCTTCATCCATCATCTGGGACTCTTGCATTGCTTGCTGTGCCACCATTGGGTCAACCGCTCCCATCTGTGCCGCCAACATCGCTTGCTGTGCTTGAGCCTGTTGTTGTTGCACTTCCTGCATCACAGTCAAACGTGCTTTCATAGACACATGATCTTGTAGATGAGCTATGAATATAGCATAAATATTCGGGCTTGCAGAGACAATCGGCAGTTTCATAAACAGGATATGCGCCTGAATATGAGCGTCATGGTCTTGCTCTTGGAAAGCATTCACAGTCTCGCCCTGCAAAGCCTTGGCATTTTCTATGCTTGGGCTTGTTGGTTTTGGCTCTGGTTTTGGAGGCAGTATCTCATCAATGTTCTGCACTTCCAATGCCTGATACATTCTCTTGTACGCGGCATGCAGATTGTGAATCTGCGGATTAGACTGTGCCAACTGTAGTTGTGTCTGTGCTAATGTAACACGCTGTGACATCGAGAAGATGTTCGGGTCAGAGACTGGCAGAACGTCCACACGCCCATCAAAGTCCTGTGCCTTTATCTCAGACGGTGCGCCAGCTACCTCATACGGGTACACAGGTGGCAGGTTTATGGACAGTATTCTTGCAAGTAACCGAAACTCGTTTCTCTGTGCGTAGTGAAGACGCTTGTGTATAGCAGACATAACTTTCATGCCACGCTCAAGCAAAGCAACAGTTGTGCCCACGGGCATGTCGCCACGTTGTCCACCTTCACCTAGTTGCTGATCTGCAATAGAAACAAACCTGCGTCCGCCTTCAATCAAACTACCCAGCAAGGACGCTAATGTGCCTGAAGGTTCCTTGAACGGCAGAGGGATGATAGAGTTACGGATGTCGCCACCTGGTGCATCAATGTCGCGAAACTCTCCAGGGGCTAACGGCTCGTCATCGTTGCGAATCCTGATACCGCGTGCCTTGAAACCAGACGGTAGATTGGCAAGTGTGCCTGCGTCTATCAACTGACGAAGAATGCTAGTCGCTGCACGGCCTAGTCCGCCAATCATATGTATCAGGCCAAAGCCATAGAAACCTAGACCAGGTAGGAACTTGTAATGCACAAAATACTGACGCTTGACTTTGGCTGGGTCGCCTTGGTCGTAGTTCCTGATGATTGACAGAATCTCACCAGAACCGTGGTCTAGCGTTACAATGTAAGGCAGTTTGATGCCTGTTGGCACGCCATCTGGACCTGCGTCCTCAAAACCCTCAAGGTCTAGGTCAACGTGAAACTCAAGAATGGTGTGCGTGTCATCCTTGTATCCACGGCTTACGCCCTCTATTTCGTCTACCTTATCCTTAACGATGTCATCCATTTCATCGTCTGCGGATATCTCTACATCTCTGTAAACACCTGCAACCTGTAGTTTGCGAACCTGATTGTCATCCATTCGCAGTACATGCGTAACACGAGGCGAAGTGGCTAGGTCAGTAGCGGAGTACGGCACAACCAAGTCTTCGGCTGGTACAAAGGCGGATACAGCACGGTTCTTGGACTGGTCAAAGTATACTTTCTTGAATGTAGAACCAGACAAGGGCAGATAGAACAACATCTGGTCTGTGTCAGGGTCAAACTCCTCCATGACCTCAGTAATCTGATAGTTCATGAAGTTCTTAACACGGCTTGCCTGCGCTTCTTTTTCAGCAGTTTTTGAACCTATAACCTGTGTTTTTACAGGACCGCCAGCAGGCAGTAGTTCCTTGTAAGACTGCGCCTGAAACTGTGTGACAGACTCAGCGATAAGCGGATGAGTTACACCAGATGCACCCTCAAACGGCTGTGTGCGCTCCTGATACTTGATACCAAGAAGGTCTAAACCTTTTGTGTATGCCTCTTTCCACTCTTCTCTTGATTCCTTGTCGTCTTCATAAGCGGCACGCAAATCGCTGGAAATCTCACCAAGAACACCGTCATCTATGACCTCTGCCAAGTTGGCATCATGGTTGTACGGTTCAGCCTCGACAGCCATACCATCGCCGTCTTCGAGTCCGCCCATAAGAGCCTGTATCATGGCACTGCCATCAGGCTGTTGCATGACCTCCGCGCCACCAGCAAAGTCCTGTGGTTGCGGAACTTCTACGCTCATTCCCTCTGGAGCTTCAATACCAGAGTCCGTCAAGCTGCCCATAGGCTGTGGAGGTATCGCCATTACTTAGTCTCCTCGCTACCCTTGCCTGTCTTTTTGGTAGGCTTTATTTTTTTAACCTTGATAGGCTTTTTCATGTAAATGCCTTTGGTGTACTCATTCAGGATGTGCGCACCAAGGTCATATTTGAAAGGATCACTGGACATTAGAAGCTCCCTTTAAAATCACCTAAATCAACTACACCGCCGTTACGAAACTCACTCGTAGTCTTTTTCTTTTTACCAGTCGCAGGCATTCTAGTGTCTTTGGATTTAGGACGTTCAATTCGTCCTCCTAGTTCACTAGAACTTCGTGTTGCTGTAGCCGCTGCTTTAGCTTGTTGAAACGCAAGATCTTCAGCCCTTTCTTTAGCCGTCTTTGCTCTTTCCTCTTCTTGCTTCTTAAGCTTTCTAGCAGCAGCCGAAAGACCTTTCTGTAGTGCTTTTTTATCTTCCTCATTCATCAGTAATACTCCTTCTTTCTAGGATACCAGTCGGTGTTGTCGTTCTCGCCTTCTAGTTCAAGAAAGCCGCCCTGCCTAAACCGTATTAAAGCCATCGTCATGCTATCAACAAAATCGTCATGCTCTCCATGTGGAAACGCAAGACATTCTTCGATAACCTCCTCAGAAAACTTCTGTTCAGGTGCCCACACCATCCCTGCTTCAAACAAAGGAGCAACTGTGTGCATACGCGTTATCTTATCACGACCTTTGCTTGGTGTATAGTTCATCACAGGTATACCTGCTGCACGCAACTCGTCCGTCAAAGGCTGACCCGTGGCTTTCGCCTCGATAATCACCATGTCTGGTTCCCAATATTCGTACTCTTCTGCCGCTACAACCTTGAGTTCTGGGAAGTTCCAGCGGCCTCTGTGCGCATCCATCAGGATGACGTTGTCGGCTCCTGTCTCTTCGTTTGTGAAAACACCCCATGTCGTAATAGCAGAGTAGTCGGCAGTTTCTTTTTTGCTGAACGCCGTGTCATATGACTGAATGATGTACTTTACAGGCGGGATTTCTTCCTTCTCCCATATCATCCACCACTCTTTCTTGACGATTGCGCCTTCTGCAGCAGTAGGATTCTGTTGCCACTGCGCATTCCATTTGGCTAAAGGCAAAGATGCCTTGACCTTCACCAGATCGTCCTTGTTCCAGAACTCAGGCCACAGGGGCTTGTCGGAAGGTAGTATGGCAGGAAACTCTATGACCTCCCACTCGTCCGCCATTGTGTCTGTGCCCTGCATTTTTATGACCTGACCCGTCAAATCCTTCATGCCCCAGCGTGTCATAACGATAATTATCGCTCCACCAGGCTGTAAACGCTGTCGAGGACCTGATGTGTACCACTCAAACGCATTATCAAAGGCTGTAGACGACAAAGCGTCCTGTTCCGAGTGCGGATCGTCAATAATCAGCAAATCTGCACCGCGTCCAGTCATTGCAGCACCCACACCAGCGGCAAAATACTCTCCACCAACGGATGTTCCCCACCTTCCAGCGGCTTTATCGTCTGATTTTAGCTTTGTATCAGGAAAAACAGTGGAATAATCGGGCGTATCAATCAAATCTCGCACTTTTCTGCCAAATCTGACCGCTAATTCGGTGTTATGGGTGGCCTGAATGATTTTTAGCTTCGGATTTCGCCCCAAAAACCACGCTGGCATCAAATATGACGCAAATTCTGACTTAGAATGACGCGGTGGCATGTTCACAATCAGCCTTTTCAGCTTGCCTTGCGCCACTTCTTCTAGTTTTTCAGCGATTATGCGGTGGTGACGGCCTTCAATGAAGCCGTCATACACATGATGCACAAACGGCATGAACTCTTCACGAGCTTGTTCTCGTATGTGCAGCTTTACATTCTGTTGTTGCAGAGCAAGTATCTCACGAGCTACTTCCTCTGGTATTGTTTCAAGACTCATTTGTATATGGTTGAAGAATAAATGGGCTAATCTTTCCAACTTCTACTGGTGTATAGAAGGGTGAAAAACGCGTATCACCCGTGACTGTTCCTGAACCATCTGTGCTGGTGCCATCAGGCTGGCACACACCGTCAACCATCTTATAACCAGGTGGACATGGGTCTGTCGGAGACTTCTGTGCAGTAGCAGAACCGCCGCCGCCTCCACCGCCCCCACCCATTGAGGGGTTAACTAAGTTAGAGTACATACCCGTATAACTTGGATCAGGCTGACCTGAATAAGTAACTATGCCAGAGTCGCTCATCTTCAACATACCCTTACCCGCAGGCAATTCCATCTTGCCAGACTCTGGATTAAACTGTGCGCCAGCATCAAAAAACTCCATGACATTCTCGCGGCGCATGTCCATCGGTGTCTGACCCGTGAGCCTAGATACAATGTTCGGAATCACCCCAAAATCGGTTACCTTACCTAGAAGTCCGCCCCTAGTCGCGCTGTCCGCAAAAGCACCCATACTTGAAACATTAGGGTCACGAGGCTGGTCGCTCCTACCTTCATAGCCTGTCTTGTCAAAGCCCTGCAAATCGCCACCGCGTCCAGTAGGACCGCCAGGTCTGCCAAAGATATCAGCTTCAAGGGTGTCTTCCCCATAATACTCAGGAGTAGACGCAGGTCTTGTATCAAAGTCATAAACCTGGTCGGGCATTCGAGGTGGACCTTGCATTGGACCAAGCGTTGGGTCATATCCAGTGCCGCTCTCAAAAGGATCAAGAGTCGAGATCCCACCACCAAGAACATTTTGTGCTGTTGCACCCTGCGCACGAGCGATGCCTGCTGCATCCATCGCTTTTTGTTGTTGAATCTGAGGATAACTTGCCTCTGCAAATGTTATCGCACCTTGTCGGCCTAAATCGTCTAGTTCTTTTTGGGCAGAAAGATCACCTGCCACCGCTCTGTCCTGTAAGGCGGTAAGTGCCACGTTACGATCTATAGGCTCGTTCCGCCCCCGACTACCTTGAAAAATAGAATTACCTAAGACCCCAGGAAAAACATTCATTAAGTTTGAAGGAACATCAGGTCGTACCGTGACATCTGCTTGTGGACGCGGTCCTGTGCCACCAAAGTCGATTTCATCAAACTCACCGAAGCCAACATTGGGGTTAAACGAAAGATTAGCTAACGCACCTGGAGCCGCTGCTGGAGGCGCAACAGACGGAGCACGGGAAAAATCACTGCCGCCAGATGCACGATCCATCATCATCTGATTTGTTGAAGGACTCGTTCCTGCCCCTGCCGCAAAAGGATCTGCCGCTGCAAGAGCACCAAGAGCCGCGTCTGAAGTATTCCGACCTCTATATGTGTCGGTTTCTGAACCTGGAGCCAAGGTACTAGAACTAATCTGAATACCCTGTCCTGGCACATAATCATCGCCTGAAGTAAACGTTACGCCGTCTGGCTCATCGCCGCTTGTATCACCGCCACCCTCACAA